CGCAGGGCAAAGCCCCTCGCCCGGAGCTGCAACATCCGGTTGGGATAGTTCTGCCAGGCACCACCCTTGCCGGTCAGCTTGGCATGTCTCGCCTCGGCCATCGAAAAGGTCTTCTTAGTTTCTTCGATCTCGCCATCACGCAGCGCACGTTTGACAATGCAGACAGCCACCTCGCCATCCATAAATTCTTTGATGCCACGGAACGCCGGATGCGCTTTGACCAGTGCCAACATGCTGTCGCCCCAGATCGATGGCTTCCCATTGATGACGGAGATGTTCTGCAAGGCTTGCATCGGTGCCAGCCCCAGCTCGTATCCCCACTGCACAGCGACCAGGACATTGGCCGGCTGATTGCGGTAGGCATCAGGCACCATCGGCGACTGTGCGATCACCTTGGCAAAGTCCATTGCCTCGGTCAGGTTGGTTGGTTCTAGGGCCGTCAGTTTTTTATCATTCATCATTCACCTCTTTCACAGAGAAGCTCACGCTCTCGTATGTTTCTTCTGTTTCAATTGATTTGCGCCGGGGCTTGGTCACTGTTTTTGACTTGATGATGAAGCCCGGCATCTTGGCATGTTCCACGTCCATCGAATCCAGGACAAAGATGATGCCTTCACGCAATTGCTTGCGGGTCTTCTCCCACTGGTTCGCCTCGGCAGATGCCCGGAGATAGTCCGTACACATAGCTGACAGATCGTGGTTGGTGTTCGGCAGCATCTCGGTGATGTCTACCAGCTTGGCGTTGTCGTTCGTTTCGACTGGCGGGTAGTCACCGTCAGTATCGACCAGATGCCAGAACCCGGCATAGGCTTTGAGCATGACATCGATCAGTGCCTGGTCACGCCGCACCGGATAGAAGTGCAGCTTAAAGTGTTGATCCATGCAAGCGATGATGCCCCAGTCCAGATCCGTACAGATCATCTGGTGTTGCACCTGGATCATCCATTCCGGTTTCGGCCGGCCATCGTGATAGGCATCCGTTTTGATCTCGCAGATCCCGGTGCCGGTCATACGATATTCCTTGCCCAGCCAGGTCAGGACCAGCTCGGCCTTGTCACCTTTGATCTCTAGGATGCGATCAACCGAGCTGGCGATCCGATGTTCCAAGTGACGGAAGGCTTCCTTAGGTTCCCACATATCGACATCGCCGATGATCTGGCGGCGCAACAGTGCCAAGGCCCAGCCGGCCACACCCACCTCCAGCTCGGTGCCGCGAAGCTTTGCTTCCCAGTTCCTGCCGTCATCGATCAGCTCTTCGCCCCGCCTCGCCCGTTTGGTTCGGACCAGCTCTTTCTGCCGCGTGTCGCCATACTGATTTTTATGAAGGACTATCGTAGCTGCGTTGCTGCTGCCGATCTCCTCACCCGTTTTGGTAAGCTTCGGCATTATACGCTCGGCGCGTTGGCGGCGTAGCAAACATCATCGATAGCGCAGAGAAACCAGAACAGCGCCCAGATCTCTACTAGGAACAAGGCGATCAGGACACCGATGCCCACCGCCTTGACCACAGACCAGATGTTACGTCGTAAAACGGCAAACAGAGTGACACTGTTTACACTGTGCTGTACAGTCTGTGCTGTCAGTACTGTCTGGTCTGTCTGTTCTAAGTCCTTGAGAATACTGGGGAAATATACATTATGCGACAAACGTGACTTAGACATATGATTTCATTACCTTTCATTTCATACAAGGACCAGACCACTTTCAACAGATACCAGTGGCCTCGTCTGATGTTGCTACCTGACCTACCCTTGGGTGTTCGTACCTGATCTTACGTCTGGTAGTAATACCAATGGTTAGGTTCTATCTTTCTCCAGCTTGGATACCGCCAGTATGCCGCTCTCATCGACCAGATGAGGATCATACACCAGGTGTTCCGTGCCGCGTTGGCGGGGGTCGCTAGGTGCCATAACGGCCAGCCGTTTGTTGGCAGCCAGCAACGCCCCTTGAGCATAGATTAAACGATCCGCATCACGAAGGCTGTTCGATTGCTTGAGCCTCTTCAGCTCTTCTACCGTATCACTCAGTATCTGTTCTGCCTGACCAATGTGGTCGGCATGAAACATCGGGATATCAAGCCGGCGCTTGAAACGCATCATGCCGCCGCGTATCGCACGGGCAGTCGGTGAGAGTGACAGCTTCTGTTTACGGGTTAGTTTCATCCTTAATACTCCGTCTACGATACATATGCGATTTGTTCCTATAAAGGAATGTCAAACGGCTTTATGCAGTTGTGTCATGTCTCTTTACACAGCTCGCGCACCCCGACCAGTGCATCATGACAAGCACGAATGCGGTTCCGGCTAGATGATGCATAGAGATGTTCGACATAGTTTTCCATCCCGCCGATTAGCTCCGTGGTCGCCATGTATCCTCTGTTTCTGGCCTTCCCGTCCGATTGCGCCCAGCCCTCATCCAGGCAGTCCTGGATCAGGATATGTGCCGCCTGGCGGGTGATGAACAGCGCCTCGGAAATCTCGTTCTTTGTGTAATGTCGGTTGTCATAAAAGCCTAAAGAGAGTAGACGCGCCAATGTGTTCTTGGCCGGCGTTGAATTAAAATATCTCTGGATCTTGGTATCCATTGCGGTGTGCCGGCGCGCATGGATTTCGAGCTGGTTGCTGCATACCGCCCGTGAGAACTCCCGAAACAGCCGTCTCTCAATCGCGTCCAAATCCGGGGGGGGGGGTGCAGTCGCCCAGTCATTGTCCTGGTTGATATGGTCTGACTTCATCACTTCGCTCCCTTCCTTTCCATACGGATGACATAATTGCGAACCGAGCTGGCATACCATTCGGTCTGCCGGCTGATGTCGGGCGTCCGCATTGCGGTGGGCGTAGGCTGGTTCATATCGTTGAGGCGGCGGGCGATCTCGCGGTAGCTAAGACCCGTTTCGCGAAACATCTGGATGATGGGCCAGATCTGTTCGGCCCGGTTGTCGGCCAGCTCGGCATTGCGCTCGTTGCCCTTTATGCCGGCCTCGGCAATCTTGGCATGATCACCCAGCTTGGTGATCACCCTGCCCTCTTTGGTGGTGTACTCACCCTTCTCATCAATCTCGTCTTTGATGCGACGCAGCGCCTGTTTGGTGCGGGTCTTGATGCGCTTGCGCTCAATCTGTGCAACAGCAGCGCGGAGCGTGATGGTGGTTTCATCCATATGAGGATCATCCACGACGACCAGCCTGATCTTGCCGTTGTCAATCTCCTGTTCCATGAAGCGCATGGTCTCCCACAAGCGCCGGCTCATCCGGTCCAGCGTATAGATCAGCATCGTTGCGCCCGTCTTCCGGCAGTGGTTCAGGCAATCATGCAAGACCTTGCGATTGTGCCAGTCCATGCCGGAGCTGACCCCCTCCTCCCGGAACCATTTGATCTTGTGGTCACCGCCATTGAGGTATGCCTTGATTCCATGTTCCTGGTTAGCGACATCCTGGGCGTCGGTGGACACACGCACGAAAGCTGCAAAGCTACCCTCATGCGGTACACCGTGGTCAGGTCTGGTTTCTAATAGCATAGTATCCCTCCATGCTGTGTGTGTTTCGTTGCCGTAGCGTTTGGTGGTTGTATACATTATGCGACGGCAACCGATTGGTCAATCTAGTTGCGGACGTACTCGTTTGACCAACGCCTTGTAACGCCGGAACATCTCGATTTGTTTGGGGGTGGCTGTTTTGAATTGGACTTCGCCAGTGGCGACGTCGGTGTAGACGGCATCGATGGAACCATCTTCCCATTCAATGCAGTCTCCGATTTTGTGATACCAGCTAGGCATATCTATCTCCCTGGTGGGCGGGGCCGTTAGGCCGCCGCCATTTTGTTGTCTGCGATGCGCTTGGCATCTTCGATGTCTTTGGTGAATGGGTTGCCGTAGATGGCAAGGATGCAGCCGCCGCTGTCGGCATCGATGATGCGGAGCAAGCCAGTCTCCTTGGCGCGATAGGCAACAAACTCACCATCCCAGTAGTTGGCAACGTGATCATAGTGCGCAGCCAGGTCAGCGTCGGTGAAGAAGGTGTTGGTCATCTGTCTATCCCCTGTTTCTCGCGTTTGGTCTTTGTTCGTCTATACAGAATAGATAGCACCGTGATAGCTGTTGTACAAGTACCAGACGTTAGTTTTTGGAGATAATCGTGGAAGACACTGAAAACGTGCCTCTTTTTGTCCGAATTAATTCGGTCCTCAAGGCCAGATTGGAAGCCAGAGCCAAGGCAGAACGCCGATCACTGGCAAGCCTGGTGGAGATTTTACTGCGCCAAAGCCTGGCAGACCGTGATGTCGATGCGGCCTAGCAAGTTCCGAAACAAGAAGGTGGAGCTGGATGGCCACGTCTTCGACAGCCAGGCCGAGGCCAAGCATTACCTCCACACACTTAAACCCCGGCTCGAAGCCGGAGAAATCAGTCACCTCGAAATCCATCCCCGGATTAGGTGCGAGATAAATGGGAGAAAGATATGCGACTACCTCGCGGACTTCAGATATTTCGATACTTCTCAGAGCGGACCCGCCGGCCAAGTTGGCTGCCAGGTGGTGGAGGACGTGAAGGGGTTCAAGACAGACATCTACCGGCTCAAGAAAAAACTGGTCGAAGCTTTATATCCCGGGACGAAGATCTGCGAGATATCGCCCCGTCTGTATCGGTCAAAGACGTTGTGATGGAGGTTTGCCGGGAAGCCGGCATTCCCACCGAGGCACTGCTGGGTCGCGGCCGTAAAAGAACCCTCGCCCGTTGGCGTCACCTGGCATTCCTGCTGTCACATGAGCTGACACACCAGCCCTACATACAGATTGGCCGGGCAATGAACCGGGACCACAGCACAGTCTGGCATGGCTGCAACCGAGCAAACGAACGCATGCGGAGCGACGCCGAGCTGCGCCAGGCATATATCAGCCTGAAGGCACGGCTTAGTGGCTGACCTGATGCGCCATGTTGATCTGTGTTCAGGCATCGGCGGCTTTGCCTACGCTTTCCAGACCGTTGGATTGTCCAAGCCGGTGCAGTTCTGTGACATTGAGGCATGGAGCCGCCAGGTGCTGGCCAAGCATTGGCCCGACGTGCCGATTGCAGAAGACGTGAAGGAGTTAGCGAGTGACCCAGCAAGACTTGTTCCAGACTGCGACATCCTCACAGCCGGATACCCTTGCCAGCCATTTAGTCAGGCCGGGATCCGACGAGGCGAGGAAGATGACCGCCATATCTGGCCGGAAATATTTACCATTGTGCAAGCAAAACTCCCCCGTTGGCTTGTTTGCGAAAATGTGGCTGGACACATCAGTCTGGGCCTCGACCAAGTGCTATCTGACTTGGAAAGCAAAGGTTACGCCGTCCAACCGTTTGTTGTTCCAGCTTGCGCCCTCGATGCCCCGCACCGACGCGATAGAGTCTGGATCATTGCTTCACACGCCGACAGCGAAAGCCAATCAGATGTCACCGGACATGGTGAAGAAGGGCAGCGGTTGGTGGGCAACCCCGAACACGCTGGATCATCTGCCGCAGCGCTCAGCGGAGGCGCTGAAGAAACAAGCAACAAGCCAAAGGAAAGGCAGAACACGACCAGCCAATCTCAGAGAACAAGTGAACCCGGAAACAGTCGAAGCGTGGAATGTAGCGCAGCAGAGCGGTCAGCCCAAAATGTGGCCGACGCCGGATGCCAGCGACAGGGGGCCAAGGTCAGCGGACTTGGTGGTCAATCAATCAACGGTTCAGCGGCGGGACAGCGGACAGAAACGCGGGATGGATTTGCAGACGGCCGCCAAGTTTTTCCCTACGCCGACAGCCAACGAGGATGCAGCGGGGACGCCCAACGGCAAGATGCAAGCGATGTTGGGCAACCATCCAGATGTCAGAGGCACGACGCCAGAAGAGTGGAAACAAGGCAGCCTCTCGCCTTTATGGGTCGAATGGCTGATGGGCTACCCACGCGGATGGACGGATTTGACGGATGGGAGCGAGAGCCAGCCGACATCCCAAGAGTAGCAACCGGCGTCAAGCAAAGGGCCGCACGTCTCAAGGGGTTGGGTAATGCCATCGTGCCAGCCATCGCAATGCAGATCGGCCTGACGATCAAGGCGGTTGAGCATGGATAGGGATCAGTTTGATGCACCGCGCCTGGTTCGCATCATGCGCCACGCTGGCCTATGGGAAGAGCTGCCGGAATGCCAGCGGTGCATGGGCCAAGGGGCATGCGAGGTCGAGGAAGCTGTCCCTGATTACAAGTCAGGCAGTGGCTATCTGATTGGACGCCTGGGTGAATGCCCGGAATGCGAAGGCCGGGGCTATGTCGAGCTGCCGGAAGAGATCGATGCAGAAGAGTAAGCTCACGCCAGACCCAGTGCGGGACGCACCCGAAGGACGCGGTGACGGACAGTCACCAGGTGCCGGAGCCTGGATACCCGGCCGTGCCACCAGAGATACCACCTTCACACGCTTTCCGATGAGCATGGTCATTTTGTGCTACGCCTGCGCCCATGCATCCGCATACACCGGAACCTTCTGGGTGAACCAGAGAACCATCGCCCGTGACCTGGAGATGTCACAGCAAGCCGTATCCAGACACTTCCGTAAGCTGGTCGAGCTCGGATACCTGGAGAAGGTCAGGAACGAGAACAGCAAGCGCGCATACGGAAAGAAGGGTGCCGTCTGGCGCGTCATCTATGACCCGACGCAGTCCCTGAAAGACGTGGAAGCTGCCGCGGCACGGCTACATAAAACAGAAGAGGAAGAACAAGAGACTGCCGCAACCACCATCGAAGAGGCCGCCAAAGGGGCCAAGGGACAGCAAACAAAGCAGCGACAGAAGGATGTAAATGCCCTGATAAAGCAGACCGTGAGCGCGCTCAAAGACACCAGTCGTACAACACACGGGTTGTCGCAAGAGGAAAGTAAATACAACCCCCAGGTTGTACGAGAATACAACACACAGGTTGTACTAAACCTACCTACTAACAATAGATGTATAGAGGTAAATAAGAATGATTGTAGGAAGCTCTGTCTGGCCTACGCACACGCAGTCCACAGTCGATGGGGCAGCGTGTTCAGGCATGATGTCCGGCAAGAAGAGCTGGCGCACCAGCTACTGACGATGGGCTACACCATCGATAGCTTCAAGGCAGACAGCGAGCGGATGCTGGACTGGATGGTACGCCACAACAAGCAGCCACCAACAAGCCTACAGTACTTCATAGCTAGAAAACAGAGCCGGGAGACTGCATGATGTACAAGCACCAGACGTTCGGCTGGTCATTGGTCGGCCTGGCTGACAGACCGATCGGGCGCGCTGCAAAAAAGGCACCCATGCCCCTCCCCGGCCCCGTGCGTATGTATGGGGGTCACACAAAAATATTTCCAGCTTTTTCATGAAAGGAAAGCGCAATGACGAAGAGAATGAATTTGGTCCA